AAAGACCTCTTTGTTACTGGTACAACAACCTCAGTTTCATCAACAAATCTAAATGTTGCTGATGCAAAAGTTGTAATCGCTTCTGGCTCAACCACAACTGCTTCATGCGACACACTCGACCCAGCAGGTTTATATATTGGTGGTTCTGGTGGTGATGGTGGTGATGCATTTGGTCGCCTTTCTTTGAATCATAATGCTGGTGCTTGGACTTGGGAAGTATTTGCTTCTGGCGCAAATGACCCTGCTCTTAAGGTTGGTAACGGAAACAATGGCACAGTAGCAATCGGTTCAACAACCGTATTGTCACAAACTGCTTTGTTTGGTGGAGCAGTAACTGGTTCTGCTGTGGGTGGTGTTGGTTTAAAATTGAACGTAATATCTGTTACTTCAACTCCAGTAACACTTACAACTAATAACTATGTTGTTTCTGTAAATACATCAACAGCAAAAACAATCAACCTTCCATCGGCTGGTACTGGCGAAGTTGGTCGTGTATACTTAATAAAAGATACATCTGGTCAAGCTGCTACAAATAATATTACAATTACTCCAAGCGGTTCTGATACTATCGATGGTGTAAATGCTAGCATTAAACTTGAATCACCTTACGCAGCAGTATCTGTTGTTTGTGTATCATCAAGTGCATGGGCACTCTTCTAATCCTTAGTTAATCTCTGGTTTAGAGTAAAAAAATTGAGTAGCATCCTTTCGGGGGTGCTGCTCTTTTTTATTTTATATGCTATTTATAAAAGAGAAAACAAAATGGCATTTAACTTTCACAAAGGTCCGCAAAAAATTGATGATTTAATATCTGCAACAGATGCTGATGGTGATACTAAAATTGATTTAAAAGATAATCAAATTGATTTTATTGTAAGCGGAAGCAGCACTTTTGTTATAACTCCATCAAATACTGTGGCTTCTGGCTCTTTATCTGCAACAAGTACATTTGCTACAAAAGGCTTTTATTGTGGAGTAAGACTAAAAAACTTTGGTGCCATATCTACTACTGATACAACTGAAAATAATGATTATTTTTTATTATACGGTACAGCAACCAATAGTGCTACCGTTACATTACATCAGCCAAGTATGAATGGACAAAAATTAATAATTAGAAAAACATCAGACCTCAACAGTTTATTTATTACATGCTCTTCTGGATTAACATTACAGAATAATAATAACTCAAATGTATCAGCTATAACAATGTCGGCTGGTACAAATACCAACAGAGCTTTCATATATAATAACAATATATGGTATGAATTGTTTTCGATTTAATAATAAATTGGTTTTTTATAAAAATACCTACTATTTATCTTTGATAAGTATTAAAATAAGTTTGGAGAACTATTAATGTCTTCTTTGTTGGAACAAGCAATCATCGATGCAGCAGCACTTAAAGAAGCTGCACTTAAAAATGCAGAAGCCTCTATTATAGAAAAGTATTCAGTAGAAGTTAAAGAAGCATTAAAAAATCTGCTAGAAGCTGATGAAGACCCAATGGCAGCAGCACCTCTGCCAGACGCAGGTATGCCACCAGCATCAACAGAAGAGCCTATTAAAGATGTTCCATTGGCTGCTACAGAGGGCGAAAAGCTTTGTACATGCAAGGAAGAAGAAGATAAGATTGAAATTGATTTAGATGCAATTGCAGCCAAATTGCAAGATATGGGTCCAACATCTACAGATAGCTTTGGTGCAACGGGTGCTTCTGCTATGGGTGTTCCTTTGACACCACAACAACAATCTGGCTTAGGTGAAGGATTCTATAGAATTGATAGAAATATTCTTAAAGAATCAAGTGATGTAGTTCTAGAATTTAATAAGAAAGATTTACTTTCTATGCTTGAAGAAGAGACACAAGTATCAATCGGTGGCCTGTCAACTGCTGACATTCCAAATGCTTTAACAAATGATTTGAGAAATAAAGGCCAATCTTTTAATTTAGGTGGTGATTCAAATCATAGACAAGATGATATCAAACTTTCCAAAGCTCAAGTAGCTGCTGCTGAAAAAGAAAAAGAAGCGGCACAAAAAGAACTTGAGAAAATGAAAAAGGAAAGAGATAAAACAAATAAAAGTTTAGAAACTTTGTCAGAGAGCAATGCTCAATTGACAAGTAAGATTGGACAATACGAAAGTGTTGTTTCAGTATTAAAAGAGAAGTTGGATTCATTCGCTTTGTCTAATGCCAAGCTTCTCTATGTAAATCGCGTATTAAGCAATGTCTCCTTGAATGAGCGACAAAAAAATAACATTGTCGAAAAGCTTTCTAACGCTAAAACACCAGACGAAGCAAAAACAATTTTTGAAACACTTCAAAGTTCTGTGCAGAGTGCAAATAGAAATGATGCACCAAAATCTCTGAACGAAGCAGTAACAAGAAATGTAATATCTTCACTCTCTGGCAGAAGAGAGCAAGAGGTAACTCAACCTCCAATGGTAGAGAGAATGCAAATTTTAGCAGGAATTAAAAAATAACATTTAAGGAGTTATAGTATGTCAATTATTCAAAAGTTAACTGAGGGCATGGTAAGCCGTGACCTTCAAAAAGAAGGTGCAGCCCTTCTTACAAAGTGGGAAAAAACAGGTCTTCTAGAGGGTATCTCTGACGACCGCAAGCGTTCTGGCCTCGCCGTTCTTCTTGAGAACCAAGCCAAAGAATTGCTTCGTGAGTCTTCAACAATGTCCGCTGGCGACGTTGAAGGTTTCGCTTCAGTAGCATTCCCAATCGTTCGTCGTGTATTCGCTCAACTTGTTGCTAACGACCTCGTTAGCGTTCAACCAATGAGCCTTCCAAGCGGTCTTATCTTCTTCCTCGATTTCCAATATACTCCCGGTACAACACCAAGATTGTCAGCCGCTGCAAATGAGTCACCATATGCACAAGGCATTGTTGGTCGTCAAGTAACAGGCGGTGTTGACTTAACAGGTGTCAATGCAGAGAAAGGCTTCTATGGTCTTAACAACGGTTACTCCTCACCAACTGGTTCAAAGACAGGACTATCACTCGCAGCAGTAGCTTCTGGTTCTGCTGGTGACGGTGGTACAATTGATAGCTACATTCGCTTCGACCCAGATATCGCTTCTGGTACAGTCGTAGCCGTTGCTTCAACAGCTCTTTCCAACCTTACTAACAACTCTGGTCAAAACCTCAATGTTAGAGACTTGGTTGCAATCAACTTAATCTCTGGCTCCGCTGGTGTTGTAAGAAACGCTGTTGGTACTTCAAGCCGTACAAAACTTGTTCGTCGTCTTACAAGAATTAACGGTGCAAACGTTGAATTCATATTCACATCAACAACCGCAGCAGCAACAGCTATTACCGATGTAACTGGAACCAACGTTTCTCTTGAGTACCCAATTGTCGATGGTTTCACAACCTCAACAGCAGGCGTTGACGCCCTCGGTGCAATTGCTGGTACAACTGAGTGGGGTCTTGAAGCCTCAACAGCTATCCCAGAGTTGGATATCAAGGTTGAGTCAATCAGCGTAACTGCTGTCACCAAGAAACTCAAGGCCAAGTGGTCACCAGAGTTGGGTCAAGACCTCAATGCATACCACAATTTGGATGCAGAAGTTGAGCTTACCTCAATTCTATCAGAGCACGTAGCCCTTGAAATCGACCGTGAAATCATGGAAGACCTTATCAAAGGTGCAACCGCTGGTACATTCTACTGGTCAAGAAGCCCCGGCTTGTTCGTCAATCGTACAACTGGCGTAGAAGTTGGTGCTGGTACAAAGGCTCCAGACTTCACAGGTACAGTCTCAATGTGGTATGAAACATTGATTGAAACAATCAATGACGTTTCAGCTCAAATCCACAGAAAGACTCTCCGTGGTGGTGCAAACTTCCTCGTCTGTGGTCCAGAAGTTGCTAACATTCTTGAGTTCACCTCTGGCTTCAGAGCCAAGGTTTCTCACGAAGACGAGAAGGGTGAAATCGGAGCCGTTAACGTCGGTTCAATCTCCAAGAAGTGGGACGTTTACGTTGCAGCAGACTTCCTTCGTAACGTAATCCTCGTTGGTCGTAAGGGTAACAGCTTCCTTGAAAGCGGTTATGTATATGCTCCATACGTACCACTCCAAATCACTCCAACCATCTTTGGTCAAGAGGACTTCGTTCCACGTAAAGGCGTCATGACCAGATACGCCAAGAAAATGGTTAGACCAGATATGTACGGTCTTGTCATTGTACGCGGCCTCCTCGGTGAGAGCGGCGGTACCTAATCTACCATAGGTAGATAAAGAAGCCCCCGACTAGTAATAGTCGGGGGTTTTCTTTTATTTATAACTATTTAAGATTGAGGAGTATTTAATTAATGGCAGTACCAAATTTGCTTCCACAAAGTACATTAAGCGCAGTTGTTCTGCCAGTAACAGGAAGTCCGTCAGATGTTACATCATATCTTCCATTCGCAATCTATTCTGGTTCTGCTGCTTTCTTAACTGGTGCATCTGACCAAGTATCTTATGTTTATAAGAAATTAGGTGGCGATGTATTAGATATTGAATTAACTCCCGGTAATGTTTATGCTGCCTATGAAGAAGCGGTATTAGAATACTCATACCTTATTAATTTACATCAATCACAAAACACTTTACAAACTCTATTAGGTAAAACAACTGGTACATTTGACCAAAATGGTGAACTGTCGGGTACTGTCGGTGGAAGAGTAGAGCTAGCATATCCAAAATATAATGTTGATTATTTAAGACACTTTGGCGATGCATTCGCCCAAGAGGCTGGTATAGGTATGAATTCTTCTATCTATTCTGCATCTATTCCAATAGTAAGTGAGCAACAAGATTATGATATTCAAGCGATAATTCAATCAGCCTCGCTAAACAATTATGACCCAGCTAGTGGTGGTCCAGTACCTTTTTCTGGTACATTAGCTGGTAAAAAAATAACAGTCAGAAGATTCTATTATAAAACACCAGCTTCAATGTGGAGATTTTTTGGTTACTACGGTGGTTTAAATGTAATTGGTAACTTATCTACATATGGTCAATATGCTGACGATTCAACGTTTGAAGTTATCCCAGCTTGGCACAATAAGTTGCAAGCAATGGCTTACGAGACTTCAATCTATACAAGAAACTCTCACTATTCATACGAGATAATAAATAACAAGCTTAGAATCTTTCCTGTACCAAACTCATTCACACCACAACATTTTTGGATTGATTTTAGCGTAGAAGAAGATGGTTGGAAGAGTTCTAATAATGATGCTGGTACTAACACCAATGATGGTGTTAATAATATGAATACCTTACCATTTGCCAATATTCCATATGCAAACATTAATTCAATTGGTAAACAATGGATTAGAAGATTCTGTTTAGCTCTTTGTAAAGAAATATTAGGTCAAATACGTTCAAAGTTTAATACAATTCCCATTCCCGGCGAAACTGTAACCCTAAACGGAACAGCACTTATATCTGAAGCCAAGGAACAACAAAAAGAATTGAGAGAAGAACTAAAGGTAATGCTAGAGAAAATGACTTATAGTAAGTTAATTGAGCAGACTGCGACAGACTCAGAGAACCTTCAGAAAGCAGCTAACAAAGTTCCATTCAACATATTTGTAGGATAACATGGAAGAAACAAAAGAATTATTATTTGAGCCTTCAACTATAGAAACAATTGATACTGCTGTATACAATTGGATAAATAGCTATTATGATATCTATACAAATACTCAAGATGGGTTTAAAAAGATTCCTGTTATTTGGTTATCAGCAGAAAGAGCTTATCAATTGAAATCAGATAAAGATATTAGAGATAGCTCTGGCATGTTGCGTTTACCTCTAATGACAATCGATAGAACAGAGATAAAGAAAGATTTAAAGAACTCAGCAGTACCAGCAAACATACCAGCATTAAGAGATTTTAAAGGTGGCTCTGTGGAAGTATCAAGAACAATAAATCAAGTTAAGACTTCTAATTTTCAATCAGCAGATTTGAGAAGAGGTATAGAAGGTACAGTTGTTAATAGAGTTGACAGATATGGAAACTTCTCAAATCCATTTGGATTAAAAGACCCAAGAGCAACACCAAGAAAAATCGTCTACACAACAGTAACAACCAATATGCCAATACCAGTAATGGTAAAATATACATTATTAACAAAATGTGATTTTTTGCAACAAGCAAATGAAGTTATACAAACATTTATAAC